AATTAAATGCAGATATATTAGAAACTAAAACAAATATTGTTGAGGTAGCACAAGAATTTAAAGATGCAGGTACTGATATTATAGATAATTTTGGAGAAGCAGTAAGTGAGGTTGGTGCAATAGGAGATACCATAGTTAAGGAATTTTCTGAAGTAAGTGTTACTGCTGCAACTGAAGTTGCAAAGTCAAATCTTGCTTTAAAAAAGTCAGCAGAAATAGCAATAGCACAATCAAGGATTGTATTAGAACAGAAAGACAGAGAAGCAGAAAAATTAAGGCAAATAAGAGATGAGGAACGTAATAGTATTGCAGATAGAATAAAAGCCAACAATGATTTAAACAAGGTACTTGATGAGCAAGAAAAAGAAATGCTTAAAAATGCTGATACAGTATTGGCTGCTGCTCAAGCACAATTTGAATTAACTGGTAAGAATGAAGATTATGTTAGGGTATTAGAAGCACAAGCAGAAAAAGAGGGGGTACTTGCACAGATAGAGGGTTTTAGATCAGAACAAAAAGCAAATGATTTAGCATTAAACAAAGAGTTATTAGAGTTAAGTAATTCACAATTAGAAAGTGATGCTAATTTATTAATAGAAAAGAAACGATTTAATGCTGAAACAATAGAAGATAACCTTGCAAGATTACAAGCACAAAAGTTAATTGATGAGGAGGAAAAGGTTTTACAAGAAGCAAGGCTACAAGCAATAGTAGATGAAGCAACAACAGGTACACAAGCAAAGGTAGATGCACAGATAGCACTTGATGAATTTATGGAACAATCAAGGGAACAAAATTTAACAAGGGATAAAGAAATATCAGATGCTAATATTGAAATAGCAGAAAAAGAAAAAGAAGCTAAACAAGCTGCATTAAATGGATATGCTGGTGCATTAAGTAGTTTGTCAAATACTATCGGTCAAGAAACTGCTGCTGGAAAAGGTTTAGCTATTGCATCTTCATTAATAAGTACTTATGCAGCTATTGCTGCTACTCTTGAAAATACTGCTAAAACACCAGCGGGTGGAATACCAGGTTTTGCTATTGCACAAGCAGTTGCAACTGGTGTAGCGGGTTTTGCAGCAGTAAAAAAGATTGCATCTGTAAAAGTACCAGGTGGTAGAGGTGGTGGTTCATCAGTACCAAGTGGGGGTGTTGGTGGAACTGCAACAACAGAAAGCGCACCACCAGCTTTTAATATAGTAGGTGCAAGTGAAACAAATCAATTAGCAGATGCAATAGGTGGACAAACACAACAACCAGTAAAAGCATTTGTAGTTTCAAGTGATGTATCTACTGCTCAAGAATTAGACAGAAATATAATTGAGGGTGCAAGTATAGGATAAACGCAAAATTTAAAATTAAAAACGTTATATAATTATGAAAATAATAGAACTTATTTTAGATGAGGAACAAGAGGAAACTGGAGTTGAAGCAATATCTATTGTAGAAAGTCCAGCTATTGAATCAGATTTTGTTGCCTTAAAAGACCAAGAAATAAAATTAGCTAAAGTAGATGAGGATAAGAAAATATTAATGGGTGCTTTATTAATCCCTAACAAACCTATTTACAGAAATGGTGGAGAGGGAGAGTATTACATTTATTTCTCAAAAGATACAGTACAAAAAGCATCGCAGTTATATTTAAAGAATGGTTATCAGCATAACAGTACATTAGAACACAACGAAACTTTAAAAGGCTTAACACTTGTTGAAAGTTGGATCGTAGAAGATGAGGTACAAGACAAGTCAAGAAAATACGGATTAAATGTACCAGTAGGAACTTGGATGGGTGCAGTAAAAGTTAACAATGATGAAATATGGCAAGAGTATGTTAAAACAAATAAAGTTAAAGGTTTTTCTATTGAGGGTTACTTTGCAGACAAAATGGAATCACCTAAAGACAAGATTGATGAAAATTTGGCAACAGACAAAAGTGTTGAACAGATAGACCAAGAAACATTAAATAAAATCATAAATATATTAAAAGATGAAAAGTAGATTATCAAAGGTATTGGGTAAAATGCCAAAAGAAAATATAGAGTTAGCAAAGGTTGAGTTAGGTTTAGCAGACGATATTATAAAATATGCACAAGTAGCATCTGATATTGTAGGTGTTATGAAAGGTAATGCAGAGAAAGTTGAAAGGATTTTTAATGAGGAAAACAAAAAAAATATAAAATTAAGAGAAAAAATTAGAGAATTAGATAAAATGACTTACGAAGCATTTAGAAAAGCACAAAAAGCATATAGTGAATTAGGAATTGATATGCCAAAAAGATTACAAACAGCATTAGATAAGTTTGGCTCTTTAAATAGTGGTAGATATGTTAGTAATAAAGGCAATATATATGCTAAATAAAAACAAAACCTATATACCAAGTAGAACATCTCCTAAAGGTTCATCTCGTGCTTGTTTATGTTGGGATACCAATACATATTCTATTGACTGTTGTGATGGCTCTATGAGGGCGCAAGGCATAGGTGTAATAACAAGAACAGATTGAAAACGCAAAAAATTAATTAAAAATCGTTATATAAGTATTATGAAAGCAACCAAAATGTTAAATGACATAAAAACGCTTCTAAACATCGAGGTAAACCTTGAGGAAATGAAGTTAGAAAATGGAACTGTTATTACAACAGACGCATTAGAAAAAGGTAACGAAGTATTTATCGTTACTGATGATGAAAAAGTAGCAATACCAGTTGGAGAGTATATCCTTGAAGATGGTAAACTATTGATCGTAGAAGAAGAGGGTATTATTGCAGATGTACGAGATGTATCTGATGATGTACCTGCTAAAGAAGAAGCAGAAGAAGAACCTAAAGATGAAACAGAAGATTTGGAAGAAGAAGCTGATGTTGCAGATTGGAAAGGTATGGAAAAACGCATCAAAAATCTTGAAGATGCTATTGCTGATTTAAAAGCAGACAAAGAAAACAAGATGGAAAAAGAAGATGATTATGAGGAAGAGGAAATGTCATCTGAGGGTAAAATGAAGTCAAGAACAATTACCGAAAAATTCGAGGAAGAAACAAAAGAGGAATTAGCAGCAGCAAAACCTATTAAGCACAATCCCGAAGGAGTTTCTGAAACAAAAAATCGTGTAGAGTTTGCAAAAGGTAAATTTAGCACAACATTAGATAGAGTATTAAATAAATTAAATAAATAAAATAGAAATGGCAAATTTAAGAAAAACCGAACTTGCAACTACTGTAAATATCACTACCACATATGCGGGAGAATTTGCAGGAGAATATATTGCAGCAGCTTTATTATCAGCATCAACTATTGATGATGGGGGATTAACTGTAAAAGCAAATATTGCTTATAAAGAAGTGATCAAAAAATTAGCAACAAGTGCAGTAGTAAGTGCAGCAAGTTGTGATTTTACACCTACATCAACTGTAACATTAACCGAAAGAATTATACAACCTAATGAATTACAAGTTAACCTACAATTATGTAAGTATGACTTTGTGAACGATTGGGAAGCACAACAAATGGGATATGGTTTAGGTCAAACTTTACCACCTAAATTCGCAGACTTTATGATTGCTCACGTAGCAGCAGAAGTAGCACAAAATACAGAATTATGTATTTGGCAAGGTGATACTGGTGCAGGTACTAACAATTCATTTGATGGGTTTGAAAAACTAATTGCAGCATCAGCAGCAGCAGGTGATATACCAGCAGGTCAGCAAGTAGCAGCAGTTGGTGGTGGATTAGATGCAACAAATATAATTGCAGAATTATCTAAAGTTGTAGATGCTATTCCAGCAACACTTTACGGAAAAGAAGATTTATTCCTATACATAGGATCGGCAGCAGCTAAATTCTACGTACAAGCATTAGGAGGTTTTGCAGCAGCAGGACTTGGTGCAAATGGTGTGAACAATATGGGAACACAATGGTGGAATAACGGATCACTAACTGTAAATGGAGTTAAGATTTTTGTATGTCCTGGAATGTCTGCAAATAAAATGTATGCAGCACAAAGAAGCAACTTATACTTTGGAACGGGATTGTTAAACGATACTAATGTTGTCAAAGTATTGGATATGGCAGATTTAGATGCTTCTAACAACGTAAGAATGGTAATGCGTTTTACATCAGCAGTACAATTTGGAATTGCATCTGATATCGTAGAATACGCATAGTAAATTAATTAATCAATAAAATTGGGTAGGTAGGTTATTATCTACTTACCCTTTTTTTTTAAAACAATATAAAGAAATGGCGTGTTTATTAACAACGGGTAGAAAAATACCTTGTAAAAGTGCCTTTGGTGGCATAAAAAGAGTATATTTTGCTGATTATGGTGGTATAACCGCAGTAACAGTAGATAGTTCAACAAAAGTAGCTACAATAACTGGTAGCCCAACTTGGTTTGAATTTGATGTAAAAGGTAATTCATCTTTAGAAACTACTGTAACAAGTAGTAGAGAAAATGGGACTACATTTTATACACAAACTTTAAATTTAACATTAACATATTTAGATGCAAAAACACAAGCAGAACTACAAATACTTGCAGTAGCAAGACCATATATTGTAGTTGAAGATTATTATGGTAATAGTTTCTTATGTGGGTTTGAAAATGGAATGGAATGTACTGGTGG